CCCACGGCGGCACAGTCGCGCATCCTGTATGTGGACGCGCAGTCGATGGTGGACGCTACTCCGGAGCTTGCGGCAGAGCTACGGTCGCTGCATACGGGCATCACCTTCGGCTGGTCGTTCTTCCGTCCGTGGTCTGGTGAGGGGAAGCACAAGAGCGGCTTCCGCCCGCACATGGGCCTGATTGACGAGCTGCATGAGCATGAGTCCCCCAACGTCCTGGAGATGCTGAGGGCGGGCACGAAGCGCGACCTGGACGCGCTAATCGGCATCATCACGAACAGCGGCACCAGCAAAGCGTCGGTCTGTTGGACGGAGCACCAGTACAGCGTCGATGTCGTCTCCGGGCTGATCGAGGATGACTCGCGCTTTGTGTTCATCGCCTCGCTCGACGACGGCGACGACTGGAAGGATGGGGCGGTCTGGCCGAAGGCCAATCCGGGGCTGGGAACCATCCTGCCCATCGAGTACGTCCGGCAGCAGGTGTTCGAGGGCATCAACAAGCCTGCCAAGCAGAACACGGTCAAGCGGCTGCACTGTTGCATCTGGACGGAGCAGGCTGAGCGGTGGCTCGACATGGACCAGTGGGACGCGTGCGTGTCCATGCTCCCGCCGCCGCAATCGCTGGCTGGCGAACCATGCTACATCGGGCTCGACCTCGCGACGCGGTACGACTTCACGGCGGCGGTCTTCTGGTTTCCTACGGGCAACGTTGCGATCCCGTTCTTCTGGGTTCCGGAGGACATGGCGATGCGGACGGAGCAGCAGCGACAGATTATCCGGAACTGGGCGGACGCTGGTTGGGTGAAGCTGACCGAGGGGAACATCACGGACTATGACGTGGTGCGTGATGACCTCCTGCGCGAGGCGCAGAAGTACCAGGTGGAGGAAATCGCGTACGACACGTGGAACGCCACGCAGCTCGCCACGCAGCTCGCGCAGGAAGGCGCGGACGTTGTCCCGATGCAGCAGGGCGGCGCGGCGATGAGTGAGGCTGCAAAAGAACTGGCGGCGCTCGTGTCTGAGGGCACACTGAACCACGGTGGTCACCCGGTGTTGCGGTGGATGGCGGCAAATGTCGCGGCGAAGGAAGACCTGCAGGGCAACATCAAACTGGACCGCGACAAAAGCGGGGACAAGATCGACGGCATCGTTTCGCTCGTGATGGCGATTGCGCGCGGGATGGTGCACGAGGACTCGGGAGGGTGGATCGTTCGATGAACCGAGTGAAGGCGCTGGTACAGGGGGGGGTTGCGCTGCTCGCTGCTACAATGATGGTGGCGGCAGCCGGACTGCTCTGGCGAGTTTTCGCGTGGAGTGCAGGGCTCTAGGAGGCTCCAGTGGACAACCTGATCCAGGAGTGGGCGCAGAATCGTACGCGGCTTCCGCGAGGACGTAACGCCGGGGACTTCATCCCAACGTGGTCTGTAGGGGTTGATCAGGGGCACGCGAATGATATCCGCAAGTACGCACAGGACGGCTACGGGCAGAACAGTCTCATTTACTCTTGCATCCGCGAGAAGGCCACATCGTTTGCGGCGCTAACAGCGCAGGTGATCCATGAGAATGGGACGGTGGTACAGGGCCACCGGATGACACAACTGCTCGCGAACCCGAATAGCTACCAGGATGGGCAGGACTTCGCGGAACTCATGGAGACGCAGTACGAGGCTGCGGGCAACGTCTACATCCACATGATTCCACAGAGCGCGGACCCGGTACGGCGCCGGGAGTTCGCCGGGTGGCCCGTGCAGGAACTCGAACTGCTGCGGCCGGATTACGTGTTCATCGAGCCGGGGCGCAGCAGGGATCAGGACACATTCGTGGTGAAGGTGGAAGGGGTCACGCGGGCGCGCATCCCGCGCCGCGACATCATTCACGTTCACGAACCGCACCTGCTGAACGACTTCTACGGGCTGTCGAAGATCGCGCTGCTGACGCGCGAGGGCGCCATCGACCTCCAGATGTCGGACTTCGAACTGAGCTTCTTCCGGAACGCGGGCGTTCCGATGGGGCTGCTGTCGGTGAAGGGCAAGACATCGCCGGACGAGATCGACCAGATCAAGGGCCGGTTCCGGAAGGCGTATAACGGGCTCCGCAAGTGGTTCGACCTGCTGGTGCTCAACAGCGACCAGGCCAGCTACACGCAACTCGGGCTGTCCCAGACGGACATGGAGATGGACAGCACGCGGGCGCAGGTGGAATCGCGCATCTGCTCCGTGTTCGGTGTCCCGCCCATCATCGTGGGCGCACGCATCGCCTTCTCCAGTGGTAGCGCCAGCGCGCCGTACGAGGACGCGGAACACGCATTCTGGGCGGAGACGATGGTTCCGGCTGCGATGCGGTTCGCGCGGGCCTACCAGAAGCACCTGCTCCCAAGGTTCGCCACCACGCGCGACCGGGGGGCGACGGTGACGTATGACTTTACGCAGGTTCGAGCATTGCAGGAGGACCGCAGCCGGAAGCTGCGCGAGGTGGTGCGGATGATCAACACGGGCGCGTTCACGGTGAACGAGGCGCTCACCATCAACGGCATGTCGAGCATCGACGGCGGGGACTTCTACGTGCGGACGGGGAACCAGGTCACGGTGGTTCGCACGGCGGACGGCGGCGAGGAAATCGTCATGCAGCCAAGCCCCGGCGGCGCGAACCCGGACAACCCGCTTGAGGGCGCGGCGAGGGGGACAGTGCCAGTGCTGGCGCACACCGAGGAAGAAGCGGCAGTGGCCGAGGCGCTGTCGATATTCAGCCTGCCAAGCGGAGGGGGTAATTGAATTCCGTGGCGGACAATCCTGCGGTCACGGACTTCGGCCCCCGCTGTTCTGGCAGCCTCCGCGACGGGCGCAACTGCAACAAACTGCTGGGACTCCTGTTCACACGTCCGTGGGCAATGGAGTGTCCCAAGTGCGGCACCCAGAACGGACACCCCTTGACATCTGATAAGGTGATTACTAAGACTAACGATTAGTGGCCTCCGTGCCCGTTCGCGCATGTGCGCGACGAACTAAGTAGTGGCCCTCACGCGAAGTGCCCTCAACGCGAAAGCGCTGGGGGCACTTTCTTTTGCTAGCTGAGCAAATCCTCCGGACCACTCGCAACTCCGCCGATGTTCGCCACGGCAAGCGTGACTGGTTCCGCTTCACCGAGAACAAGGCCGCTGACGAAACCCGCGTCGATATCTACGACGAGATCGGGTGGTTCGGCATCACCGCGCACGACTTCATCAACGAACTCCGCACGGTAACCACGCGCAACATCTCGCTCCACATCAACAGCGTGGGTGGCGACGTGTTTGACGGGCTCGCGATCCACAACGCGCTCAAGCAGCACGATGCCCGCGTCAACGTCACCGTGGACGGCATCGCTGCCTCCATCGCATCGATCATCTCCATGGCGGGCGACAACGTCACCATGGCGGACGGCTCGCTCATGATGATCCACGAGCCGTTCACGCTGGCCATCGGCGACGCCGAGGACATGCACAGGATGGGCGACGCGCTCAACAAGATGGGCGACTCGCTGGCGGACATCTACGCGCTCCGGGCTGGCGGCACCAGGGACGAATGGCGCGGCGTTATGCGCTCTGAGACGTGGTACACGGCGCAGGAAGCCGTAGCAGCGGGGCTGGCCGACAAGGCATCCAGCGCCCCGGCCACCAAGAATACGTTCGACCTTTCCATATTCCGGAACTACAGGGCGGCTACTGCGCGTAGCGAGGCCCCGCCCGTGGTCGCAAATCACCCAACGGGGTCCGAAACGGACTGGCGCTCAACAGCGCGGCTAAAGGTAGTCGCGGCGATGGAGGACATGGTACATGCCAAGGCTGGCTGAACTGCAAAACGACTGGGCTGAGGCTGTTGCCAAGGCCAAGGACCTCGCCGCGTCTGGCGACCAGGCTGCGTTTGATCGCGCATGGAATGATGCCGAGCAGGCGCGGAACGCTTTCGAGAGGTTGGAAAAGATCGAGGCATCGGAGAAGGCGCTCGATGAAAAACGACCCGAGTACAAGGACATCCGCAACCCGAACGATGCGGCCGACGTAAAGCCGGTCGATGCCGAAAAGGCCAGCGGGGACGCCAAGAACTATATCGAGGTTGCGAAGGGCGTCTATCTCCCGTTCGCGACCCGCAACGCTGAGGGGTACATTCGAGGCAACCCGGCGGCCGTCCAGTTGCCCAGCGTGATGGCGCGCTATGAGCCGGGCGGCGAGTTGTGGAGCGAGGCTGCATTGCAGCGTCAGGCGTTTAACGTCTGGATGCGCGGCGGTGAGAATGCGGTCAAGCGACGTGATGACCAGGGTGGACACAACGGCGCACTCTGGCGCGCGCTGAACGCGCTACAGGAGGGCGACGACACCGAGGGCGGCTATCTCGTTCCCACGGACGAGCGGATGGAACTCATCCACGACCCGGGGGTTCCCGGTGGCGTGACGCGGCCCATCTCTCGCGTGCTCCAGACCTCGCGCGATGCGGGCACGTTCCCGACCGCGACCACGGTGACGTGGGGCGCCATCGCCGAGGAAGCGACGCCATCGGACAGCGACCCTGCGTTCTCGCAGGTGCCGTTCAGCATCCGCAAGTCTGGCGTCAACATGCTCCTCTCCGAGGAACTGCTTGCGGACTCTGCTGTGAACCTGCCCGAGTACATCGGGCGCATCGTCACCGAAACCTCTGGCCGGTACGAGGACCAGCAGGCGGTCGAGGGGGACGGCTCGAACGAACCACTTGGGCTCCGCACCACGGGCGCTCCGCAGGGCGACATCTCTGACCAGGCCATCGCCACCACACTGACGTTCGCGAACGTGGTCAACGCATACTTCGCGCTTCCTGCCCAGTTCCGTGGCAACGGCGCGGCGTGGCACACCACGTCCAGCTTCATGGCCCAGTGTGTCGCGCTCTCCGCGACGGGCGGCCAGCTCTGGCTGCTCCCGAACGGCGAGGACCGCCCCGGCTTCCGGATGCTCGGACTGCCCGTGGTGATGTTCGACGGCACCGGCTGGGACGACGCGGCCACCATCGGCTCCGGCGAGGAAGTCGGCGCGATCGGTAATTTCCAGCAGTACTGGTTCGTGGATCGACTTGGCGTCACGATTCGCCGCGACGATTCCGTGAACTTCAAGAGCGACCAGATCGCGTTCAAGGCGCGCAAGCGTTACGACAGCTTCTTCGCTGAGAACAACGCCTTCCGGATTATCAAGGCCAGCTAAGACGCTCAAGGCGGGGCGCGGTAGTCCCGCCGCCTTACCCATGAAAGGAGCACTCGAATGGGGCGGATGAGTTCCCTTCACACGGCAAC